CACAGAAACAGTAATAGATGGCTTATGCTCACACCATGCACGTTGATAAACTAGCCAAATATTTAAATGCTCAATTGCTGTTAAATCATTCCTGACAATTGCACCTTCTGGTGCTTTTACTGGAAACGAAAATACGTATGTGTCGTTTGGTTTCATTACATCATCTTCTACTGGAATTCCGACTTCCTTCAAAAATGTAGAGATTGGATCTCCCTTTGAGCCACGAACTGTACGAATATAATATGGAGAATGCCATGCATGCATTCCTGAAGACACCCCGACCAATTGAGATACTGTGCCAGAAGGCTTTACACATGTAATAGCTGCAGACTGCGGAATCCCAATTTTTCCAGCCTCTTCTGTATTTACTTCTCTTGCCTTTTCTCTCAAAGACATTAGGAATGCTTCTAGCGAAACTAGGTCTTCTTTACCCGACATAAACTTGTGTCCGAATTGTCCAGTTAAAGAAACTCCAAGCAGTCTTTCTTCTTCTGTGTTATCCTTCCAAATCTTACGAAGGTATTTAAAATCTGTTAGTGTTGCCTGCCATGTTCCAAGAATTGTTGCAAGCTCAACTTTACGTTCAATGTCTTTCTTTGTATCCTTTTCACGTAATACGACTTCTGAAAGATTACAAAACTGATAAGGACGGAGAATAATTTCCGAACAAGGGTTGGTTCCATAATGTACTTCAGGATCCCTTCGTCCATATTTAGCCGCCTGCTTTTGTGCTGCTGCAACATTGTAAATTCCACGTTCCCCAGATTTTGAGTCATATAGCGATTTCCATTCTGCAATAAACTGTTCCATCTCTGGCTTGCGAGAATACGCAACAGAGTTATTTGAAAGAGCACGTTGTGAATTGTTTTCCCACCAGTTGCCTGATTTAGCCTGAGCCATTTCAATATCATTAATATTAGAAAGCGAAATCATTGCAGAGCGACGAACTCCACCCACAACAACAATCTCACCGATCTTACACATAATGTCATGAGCTTCAATTGGTTTTAACTGACGACCTGCTGCTGATTTGAACTTTGCAATTGTAAAATCAAATAGATTAATTAATGGTTGTGGTCCTGAAGATCTCCCGCCCATTGTCTTTAGTCTTGCGCCTGCGGGACGAAGTTTTGAAACATCAATTGCTGGAACTTGTCCAGACCAAAGCAAGGCAAGAAGTTCACGGTATGCCTTTGCCCAACCTTGCTTTGAATCTTCTACTGTAATTACTGTTGTAGACTTTTCAAATGTTTCTGGAACGGCAGGAAGCTTATTAACGTACTTATATTCAACAGAGAAACCAACACCTGTGCCACACATAAGAATATACATTGTTTCGTCAAATGAACGAGGATTATCTACTGGAACAAATGAACAATTGTATCCTGCAACATGATCTCTATCTAATGCAGCGCCTGCAGTCATTACAGATCTCATTGATGGCATTACGTTACGATTATAGACTGCATCCTTTAATTCTTTAAGGATCTTTTCGTCTGGAACATAAGAATGATTTTTGTTTAAGTGCTCTGTTATAAAATCAAAATATCGATCTACTGTCTCACCCCATGTTTCACGACGATTGTCTTCTGGAATCCATCTTGCATAACGAGACAATGCGATAAAGTTTTCGTATGGGTTTTCAATAGTTCTTGACATTTTTAAATAACACCTTTTCTCCGCCTTGCGGTTTATATGATTTTTAGTTGAAGTCCAATTCTACCAAACTTTAATCTAAAGGGGAAGGGGTTATGATATTTTTTTAAATACTTCTTCAAAAGCTTTATTGGTCAACTGATCCCAATTATATTCTTTATGTATTTCAGTTGACTGAGCATAGTAATATCCAGAATATGCTTTAAAATTAACTGCTGCATCTTCTATTAAACTAACCAAATGCTTCTTGTCTGGCTTGTAAACTTTTCCAGGATGCATAACATCCCATGGAGAGTCTATAAGTGTAGAGTTTAACTTTAGAGGTCCTAAATACTTTTTATAGTCTGCCCAATCATGTGTAGATATAACTGGCATTCCTGTTGCAAGTGCTTGAAAAGGAATAAATCCAAATCCTTCTCCATAAGTAGGATAAATCATAACATCATGCCTATGGTATAAATCTAACAATTCGTTATCTTCTAAATCTCTTTCATCTAACTTAATGTTGCTATACATTTCGTGGGGAAGACCCAAGATACTTCCTTCTCGATCATAGAGTCTTAAATTACTAGACTTATGGGCTTTCATGGTTAATGTATAGTTAGGATTATTGCCAAATAGTTTTATGAATGCTTCTACTGTATCTCTTCCGCCTTTTCTTTCTGCTGGTTCTCCAACATGCAAGAATTTTATAACATTTGTTTTTTCACGCTTTTTTGGTGCCCATATTGGATCTATGCCATGTGGAAAAACATTAGATACATTAAATCCATTATTTTCATATACATCTTTACACCATTGAGAGGTTGTCCAGAATTCATCACAGGCCTCTATGTTTTCTCTCCATGATTCTGGGACAACTGTTGATTCCCACGGAGTATAACCAATCTGATATTGATATCTGTGTAATTTATAATTTGTAGGTTGTGAAAAATTAATCTGTAATTTAGCTTTAGGGTTTTGATAAGTTAACCTATGTCCCATTTTAGTTAATGACTCTGCTACTTTAAATCCAGCGTGACCGTATCCATTCTTGGTTGTCAAGTTGGATCTAGGCGTAGAATATGATATTTCCATTGAATCTTTCTGGTTGACTAGCTTGACACCTACTGTCAAGTAATGCTACTATTATAGTTCGTTATCTCTAAAGGAGGAAATGCCAATGGAGAAAATTATAGAACGTTTGAGTGATGTTGCTCATAACTGGTCTTATATAGGAATGATAACATTATTTCTATTTACTGTCCAGCCTGGGCCAACAGTTACGCAAGCGTTAACAACTCAGCCAGTAGTTAAGGTTGAAAAAACTGAAAGACAACTAAAAAGAGAAATACTAGATAAGTTCAGTAATGAAACTTATAAGCACTCAGAAATGCTTCCAGCCGATGAATTAAAAGATTTATTGTGGGCTGTAGGTTTTGAGGGAACTGCTTTAAAAACAGCTTGGGCTGTTGCTCGTGTAGAGTCAAACGGGAGACCGTTAGCTTTAAATGACAATATCCGAACTGGAGACAAATCTTACGGAATTTTTCAGATCAATATGCTAGGGAAACTTGGTGATGATCGTAAAGATAAATTCGAATTAGTTTCAAATAAGGAATTATTTGATCCAGTAACAAACGCAGAGATAACGTACTATATGACCAAAGGCGGCAAAGATTGGTCGTCTTGGCCTAACTCAATAGGTAAGGCCAGGAATCTCATACCTGAGTTTCCAAAACATTAAGGGGGATGAATGAAAAAGATACAGCACGTATCTAAGTACATTCGCCTATCAGAAGAGGGTCTTGTTCCACGGCTTGAATGCCCAATGGATCAGGGCCCTCTTTTTTGTAATCAAAACATGGAAGATGAGATATACTTGTATTGTCTGTCCTGCAATTACAAGAAGGTGATAGGGAGCGAGTATTATGACACAATTAGAGAATCCGTTCAAAGACTTTCAAAATGAAAGCGGAGCTATAAAAGATACTGACGCCATGGGGCGAGAAAAGTTTTGGGAAGATTTAGGAAGACCAAATGACGGAAAATAAAGAACAACCACAGAATTTAGAAGATAACCTACCAATGGTTAACTATATCATGCTACATAGAATATACGACCTACTTACCCTTATATCAAATAAATTGGTGGGCTCAGAGGATACTTCCAAAATGGTCGAATATCATAATCAAGGATACCTGCTTGGTCCTACACCCTCATTTGTTCCAGACACACCAGATACTGATATAAACTTTGTGCAAGACACTATTGACTTAGAACAATAGTTATTTTATAATTAAAGCGTACTGGTTGTAGCATCCCACAGATTAAGCTCCCAGTATAATGTGTAGCAATACACTAGGAAAACCCATTCGGATCCGCCTCTGAATGGGATTTTTTCTGCTGTTTTATATTTTAAGGTCTTCCAGACCTTTGATATGTCCTTATTCTGTGGCAATTAGCACAAACAACTTCACATTTAGCAATCTCTGCTTTTATGATCTCAATATCGTGGGTATGATTTCTATAAGCAGAAACACTAAATTTTTTATTATCTGATATGTGATCTAGATCAAGCATATAATACGGGTACTTTTCTCCACAATCTATGCAGCCAAAAGATTCTTTGTACTCCCTGATGTGCTTGTCAATTACACGCCTGTAACTTCTTTTGCGAGTATTATAGTTAACCTTTACGCTTTCGCTTAAATGATAAGCAATGGTTCCTTTAGAGCACCCTAGTATTTCTACTATTTGATTATATGTCTTACCCTCAGCTCTAAGCTGAATAATGCTTTCTTTATGTCTCATGGTTCGATAATACAATAAGCATCGAATCCTGTCAAGACTACTAGAGCGACTAGCGAGAATCGAACTCGCACATTAACCTTGGCAAGGTTACGCACTACCACTATGCAATAGTCGCTAAGTACACCAGGCAGGACTTGAACCTACGATAGCCGAATTATGAGTTCGGGGCCTTAACCAACTTGGCTACTGGTGCTTATGCTATAAGTATACTAAATATAAAACAAAATTAAAAGAGTTTTTATTTAATAATTCCAACCAGTAAAACAATGGCAACTGAAACCAGTAGACCTAACATTAACTTACTAAAATCTCCAGCTACTATAGGAAATACCTTAGTAACCTTTTCTCTCTTTACGGTTCTAATAGCCAATTCCCTACCAGCAAGTAGTCCTACGAATACCCACGTTGTAGACATTGGGATATCATTTAGCTCCTTGAAGTATAGAAGGATTAAAAAGTAAACGAAGTCGATTGCAGTTGCTGATCTTACAAACTTAGTGTTATGTTTGTTTTGAACCAGCCTTTGAATTTTGCCTCCACGCTCTCTTAGCATAAAAGCCAAACCTACAATAAATATAATGCTTATACCGATCATCATATCTAGTGGTATCGACCTTGGAAGGAATACTGCTATATTCGCTAGATCTTGAGCTAGCCAGGCCCACCAAAGTAAACCAGTAGATACCCATTGAGCAATCCTCCACTTTTTGTCATGCTCCTCATTTACAGGTATCTTTCTAAATAGAGCGGTGACGGTAAACCATAAAATATAAGCGACAGTTCCTGCTATTAGGTATCCCATGATGCTTTTCATAAGAACTGACTGCAAAACATTCTGAGCTGCAAAAGCTGCCAGTACTAAAAATGAAGTTGATACTGGAACACCAATTCTAGTCAACAAAAGCAATATGGCAGGGGCGGCAGCGTGATACCACTGAACCTCTTGAAATGGTATTTTATTTAAACGTTCATAAGATATATCTCCGCCATAATTAAACCATGCATACCATATCGTTCCAAGTAGGATAGTCGATGCGTATGCCCACATGTACTTCCAATTTACATTTTTCGAGCTGGCTATCCAGGTGCCTAGAGTTTGTACTGAATCATTTGCTATTACAGAGTATGCGGCGAGGATAAATCCTAAACCCATCCATAGTGTTAGAAGTTCCATATCTAAAGTATACTAGAGATATATTGACATTTATATGATATATTGGCTTATTAATCGAATGTTCATCAGGAATTAAAGTGCGCCCGAAAAAAGTGCGGCGGGAAGAGAAGACAATGTTTCACATGAAACAATATACTATTTACCCTTTTTAGCCATTCTTCTCATATGAGTCCTAATACGATGACAATTAGAACATACTATCTCACATTTAGCTATTTCAAGATCAATTCGCTTCTTCGACAATGTGGATACTAATTCCATAACATTTGCCTGCTTTTGACCTCTTACGTGGTCAAAGTCCATAACATAGTATGGATCTCTTTCT